GTCATTATAATATCATAACAATAAATATTAAGCAATAGTAAATATTATAAAAAAATACAAAAATGTAATTTACAAACAAATATAAATATTTCTGAATTTAATCCCAAATTCATATTGACTTCTTATATATATAAGTATATAATGAAATTGACCCCAAATTCATACCAAATAGAAAGGAGGCGATGAATTTGAAACGTGAAAAAGCCGAAGCGAAAAAGTTCTCATTACGTCTTACCAACAAATTGAAAATTGGTGTAGAAAATAAGGCGAGTGAGTTAGGTATCTCTGAGAACGCTGTCATTTCGTTAGCTGTAAGTAATTACATAAAAGAACAGTATCCACTAATTAAAATGGAGGTTTAAAAAATGAGTAATTTAGAAATTATCAATGCACACGGTCAGGCGGTAGTAAACAGTAGGCAAGTAGCTGAAATGGTTGGTAAGGAACATAAACACTTACTTAGAGATATTCAAGGTTATATGGAAATATTAGGACAGTCCAATTTTGGACTCACCGACTTCTTCATTGAAAGCACTTACCTATCAGATCAAAGGAAAGTATTACCATGTTACTTGATTACTAAAAAAGGTTGCGACATGGTAGCAAATAAAATGACTGGAGAAAAAGGGATTTTGTTTACAGCAACTTATGTTACTCGCTTTGAAGAAATGGAAAAGCAGCTCACCGTTCCACAAATCCCACAAACCCTCCCAGAAGCATTAAGAGCATACGCAAATGAGGTAGAAAATCACATCAAGGCAAAAGCATTGCTGGAAGAACAGAAGCCTAAAGTATTGTTTGCTGATTCGGTGGCAGGTAGCGACAAGTCAATCCTAATCAATGAACTAGCCAAAATACTAAAGCAAAATGGAGTAGACATTGGTCAGAACAGATTGTTTAGAGAGTTAAGGGAACAAGGCTACTTATGCAAAATAGCCGGAGAAAGTTACAACCTACCTACGCAGCGCAGCATGGACTTGGGAATCATGGAGATTAAGAAAAGTTCAGTACTTACAGCTAAAGGAGATACGTTTGTAACTAGGACAACGAAAATTACTCCAAAAGGACAGATCTACTTTGTTAATAAGTTCCTAAACGCTGGGAAATTGGAGGTCGTTTAATGCACCATGAAAACAAATGTCCATGCCAATCATGCATTAAAGATGGACAACCCCAAAAGTGTGCTATGGTCTGTGGTCAAATTAATACATGTGATAAACCGCAATGCGAAAATGTTAGAGACTGGCGGTTATACAGGACGGGGAAATAAGGAGGTTATAAGAAAATGTCAGAAGTCAAAATTAAAGATGAATTTCTAGTAGAATTAATAACCAAAAAACTTAGGGAACAAATTCGAGAAGAAGTCAGGCAAGAAATGCAGCAAGTTCAAGAGGTAAAAGAAAAGCCTTGGAAACAGGTAAGAGATCATATTGAAAAAAGATTGCTAGGAACAATGAAAAGATGGGATACATACAAGATCCAAAACGCCATTTACTTAATTATCAGATTCTCGCTAAACATTTCCGGTGTTTCATATTTAAGAGAAGAACAGGTAGAACAGGCAATTGCTATATCTGACCAAATCATAGAAATGGTTACATTCCCTGAAATACAACAGCAAGGAGGTTAAAGAATGCTAACAACACACAGAGTATCAAGCATAGTTAGGCAGCAACGACTAAACGCAGAATGTGCAGAGTGCATATTGTTAGGAGTGGCATTCATCGCAATACTGTTCTTGATGCCCGGGCAATGGTGAGTAAAACAAAAAGTCCACCATCGGCAAATGGAGGACTAGAAAGGAAAACATTCTTGAGGTGATTGTAGCATGTTACGAGATATAACGCAAGAGTACTTAGAAAAACCATTCCGCTACACACGCAGACCGATTGTAGAGGATCCACCGCTAGAAATTATAGCTGAATGTCATTTGTGTGGTGTGTTGATAGCTGATGGGCAGGAAGTAGAGCCGTATGATGGATTAACTTTCTGTAGCAAGTATCATCTGAACGAATATAAGCAAATGGAGGATGATGGCGAATTATGAAAGCTAGACTTTACAAAGTAATGTTTGTTGATGTTGGCATATCAATAGAGGTCGATGCACTGATTAGCGAGGTAGCGATGGACAAGGCTGAGAAATAGCTTAAGAGGCTGCATGGTGATGATTTGGAGTTAGGGAATAAAGTTAATTTGGAGGTGCTTGGATATGCGGACTAACTTAGAAGAAAATTTGGATAATTTTTTAGATGAACAAATTACATGCGATCAACAAGGATATGTAATTGACAATCAAGATAAAGCTGATTGGGCATTACGAAAAATAAAGCATTCTCAACAAAAAATAGATGAAGCTAAAGAATTAAAAGAAAAACGCATAGCGCAAATAAATTTATGGTACAACGCAATTGAATGTGAAAACAACAATCAAATTTCATACTTTGAATCGTTGCTTACTCCATATGCTGAAACGCAATTGAAAGGCAGTAAAAAGCGAAGCTTTAATCTTCCAAATGGAACAATCGGATTTAGGAAATCTGGTGATAAATTTACTATTGATGGTGAAGAAGTTGGTAGTAAAAGCGAAAAACTGATTAAGCTACTTGAAGAAAGTTATGTTAGTTTTGTTGAGGTTGAAAAGAAAGCTAATTGGGGAGAGTTTAAGAAAACGTTGCAAATAAAAGGAGATAAAGTTATTACTGCTGATGGTGAGGTATTGGAAGACATTAAAGTTGAGTTAGGTAAAGATCGTTTCTATGCAAAGGGGGATAAGTAATTGGCTAGATCGGAACAAACAAACGAATTAGCGGTTTCATTGGCAAAAGTACAAGGTTCAATTACACACGCGGTAAAGGATTCTGAAAACCCATTCCACAAAAATAAATATGCCGATTTAGCTAGTGTATGGGAGGCGTGCCGTAAGCAACTAGCAGAAAACGGTCTAAGTATAGTACAACTACCTGATGGGTTGGAAGATGGATGCTTGATACTTGACACGACTATGTTACACACTAGCGGTCAGTGGATCAGCAGCAGAATTAAGATGCCATTGCAAAAGCAAGATCCCCAGGGATACGGCAGCACGTTAACATATGCCAGGCGTTACGCTCTAGCAGCAATGGTTGGCGTGTACCAAGACGATGACGATGCCAACGAAGGTTCAATGCTAAAATCACAATCTAAGCAACAGAATAAATCAACCAATACAAACATACCAACCACACCGCAAAAACCTAACACGCCCCAATTAATGAGTGATATACAACGTAAGAAACTATTTGCTACTGCTACGGAAAAAGCATTGAGTAGTGACGATATGAAAAAAATAATTGCATGGAAATACAAGGTTGATAGCAGTACAAAGTTGACTACAGTACAGGCTAGTTACTTAATTGACAATCTAGACAAGTTGTGGAGCGATTACGTAGCAGAACAAAGTAAAAAGGATGGTAATTAATAATGAATACAACAACAATAACAGGCAAGGCATGGGAACCAAATACTAGATACTCGCAATCAGGAACATGCATTACAGATGTTAGTGTTTCTGTGTACGACGGCAAAGATCAAGAAGGTAAAGCTAAATATTTCAGCGTTAAATGTGTAGGTTTTAAAGAATTGGCTGAAAATATGGGCAATCAGATTGTTAAGGGTGACAACGTGATTGTAGTAGGTAAAATATCAGAAGAAAAATGGGAAAAAGACGGTGTAACAAACAGAAGAATGACAATGATTGTTGATGCTATAGGTAAAGAAATTAGTAGGTTTAGCGGAGATGGTAATAAACCTGCACCAGTAAACGGATATAACGTAAGTTCATTTGGAACAGAAGTATTTCCGGAGGAAAATATACCATTTTAGGAGGTATAAATGACTAAAGTTTGTCGAGAATGCAATAAAGAGTTGCCAATTGATGATTTTTATATACATAAATCAATGGGTGATGGTCATTTAAATAAATGCAAAAATTGTGTTAGAAATCGCGTTAGCAAACATCGTGAAGAAAATATTGAATCAATAAGAGAATACGACAGAAATAGACTAAACACCGATAAGAGACAAGCAAGTAAAACTAAAATAACTAGAACTAGAAGACATCAAATACCAGGATATCAAGCTTGTCATAATGCAATAACTAGAGCAATTAAAAATGGAACAATGGTAAGGTCTAATACTTGCCAGATATGCAGTAAACAAGGAAAAACAGAAGCGCATCATAACAATTACCTTGAAAAATTAAATGTGCTTTGGTTGTGTCCTTGCTGCCATAAGGCATATCACAATGGCAAAAGTAAAAGAGCTGACCGGATAAGGTTAATAGTAGATATGCTACTTAGTATTCAAGATAAGGAAGTGGGGAGTTAATTCCCTTTTCCCCTTTTGGATAGTATGCGCTAAAAATTAAAAGGAAGTTGATATAAATGAGTAAGGCTTATGAAACTGGTAAAGGTTCATGGACTCATGGACAAGGGACTGATTATCAAAATGGAATCGCATTCCACAGATTATTAGGACCTTGTCCTGATTGTGGAACATCTACTTTTGATTACGGTGGTGGATGGCGTTGCAATGACCCATATTGTAATAAATCTTACACTAATCCTGCTCCTAATGTTGGCAAGGCTCCTGATTGGTGGGAAACAGATATTAATGTTTATTTAGATGGCAATGCATGGTGCGCTACTGGTGAAGGATTTACTAATATTCAAGAAAGTCCATGTGGATTTGGAAGAAGTCCACAAGAAGCAGTAGATAAATTGAGATTAGAATTAAATAAATGACTTTTGGATAGTATGCGCTGATGTGGTGGGGAATATGCGTGGGTGGTGGTAAAAATTAAAATAATTAGAGTTTTTCCAGAAAGAAACTCATATACGCCTGATGATGAATATTGTTTCTTCGATGTACCAGGACTTTTTATCCCGGATCACGATGAAGTGCATGTGTGTTGTGTTTTTACTTGGGATATAAAACGGTGTGAATATTTAAAAAGTGAATGGGAAGTAAAGACCGATAAACCTGTAAAAATTGGTGGCCCCGCATTTGGTGATGGTGGTGGTGGTTTTATTCCTGGAATGTATGTTAGAAAAGGAATCACTTTTTGTTCACAAGGTTGTAACAACTCATGTAAATGGTGTTTTGTTCCTGAACGTGAAGGGAAGTTAAAAGAAATAGATATTCAACCAGGTAACGTTATACAGGATAACAACTTTTTGCAATGTAGCAAGCAGCACCGAGCGAAAGCGTATGAAATGCTTAAAACACAACGTCAAATAATCTTTCGTGGAGGGTTACAACCTGATTTATTAACTGATTGGGATATTGAGCAAATGCAAGGTTTGAGGATTAAAGAATTATGGCTTGCTTGTGATACTAAAGGCAAAGTAGAAGTTGTAAAACGGACTTGTGAAAGATTATATAAAGCTGGTTTTAATCGGAACAAAATAAGGTGCTATGCTCTGATCGGCGACGACATCAAAGAAAATGAATCAAGATTAAGAAAAATATTTTTAGCCGGAGCAATGCCATTTGCACAATTATTTCAACCTGCTGAATTAGAAAAAAAGAAATATAGTCGAGAGTGGACTACGTTTCAAAGAACTTGGCAAAGACCAGCAGCAACCAAGGCATATATGAAAAGTGTTTTGATCGAGGTGGTGAAATGGCAGGATGGGTAAAATTATCAAGAACTTTGCTTGATAAGCCAATATTCCAAAATGAAAAGTTACTTAAGGTTTGGATTTGGTGTCTATTAAAAGCCACTCATACAGGGTATGAACAATTAGTCGGATTACAGAAAGTTTGGCTTGAACCTGGACAGTTTATCTTTGGTAGAAAAAAATCAGCAGAAGAATTAAGCATAACAGAATCTACAGTTTGGCGATTAATGCAATTCTTAGCAGATAAAAACAATCCGAGTTTAGAGATAGTTTCTTACACCAAATACAGCGTCATAACTATTGTAAACTGGACAGGTTACCAGGTTGAAAAAACGGACAGCTACGAACCTAGTAATATCAACGGTTCAAGCGCATTCCCAGAACAGCAAATGAACAACAAATGGACAGCAAATGAACAACAAATGGACACAAACAAGAATGTAAAGAATGATAAGAATGAAAAGAAGAACATATATGGTGAATTTGGCAAGGTGAATTTGACCACCAAAGAGTACGAAAAGTTGGTAGCTGATTACGGACTTGATATGTTTGATAAACTTGTTAAGTTTCTGGACGAGTACATAGAAGAGAAAAGTTACAAAAGTAAAAATCATAACTTGGCTATTCGTAGATGGGTTGTAGATGCTGTTAATAAGAAACAACCATTTGCCAAAAATCAATCTAAGAGTGAGGAGTTGCAAATATTTTGATTGACTTAGATTTAGAGGCTAAAGCATTAAATGCTATGTGCTCATATCAGCAATGTTTAGATATGGCTATAGCAGATATAAAGCCAGAGTACTTTTCAAATAAAATGAACCGGATAATATTCGAAACAATCAAGTCAATGTACTCTGATGGTAAAACAATTAGCTTGGTTACCGTCTATGAAGAAATAAAACCTATCCTTGTTAAGAATCACACCAAATGGCTGATGGTTAGCCAGTCGTTTTGTACTAGAGGAGAATTTGAATATGTAATTGATAAGCTAAGAAACAATCATAAGGCTTTCGAACTACAAAACATTGCTGAACAAACTTCTAGACGATTAATAGACGGTGACGATATCAACGAGATATTGTCAGAGCTACAAGACAAGGTATATGGAATCAACGTAGAGACGACGGATGTACATATTGTCACGCCAGAAGAGAGAGCCACAAGCATACTAACAACAATCGTTGATCGAGTAAATAACAAGTCTAGCGGAGGCATTAAAACATCTTACGGCAAGCTGAACAAGATAATTAATGGTGGGTTTCAGCCAGGTGAATTGATTATTCTTGGTGCTGAGACTGGCAGAGGTAAGACAGCATTTTCACTAAACTTATCAAGAGACATAGCAATTATGCAGAAGTATGAATTGCTGTATGTAAACACTGAAATGAACGAGCAACAAATAGATATCAGGCTTGCTGCACTGATTACTAGAGAACATGCGAGTATCAAGTATAGTGACATAGCCACAGGGAATTTACAACCTTGTCAAGTTGATGCACTAGCAGAAAACCTAACACTGATGTCACAAAGTAAGTTTTATAATGTAACGCTGCCGGAGCTTACAGTAGATCAAGTAATATCAGTAGCTAATAAGTTTAAATCACAGAAGGGTATTAAGGTGCTAATTGTTGACTACATTGGCAGGATGGAGACGACAGATCCAAAGCTTAAGGAATATCAGGTAATGCGATCAATAGCCAAGAAACTAAAGACACTAGCGCAGAGGTTAGGAATCACTGTTATCATGCTTGCTCAATTGACGGAAGAGGAAAAGTTAGAGGGAGCAAAAGCTATCAAGAACGAGGCAGATCTATTCATGTACTTGCAAGAAATGAATGAGGCTAATCGCAAAGAGTACGAGAAAAAAGGCGGATACAATTACTTCCTTGTTATTGATAAAAATCGTAATGGTCCGAAAGGCAAGATACTTTTGAAATTCAATGGCGAAAAGATGGATTTTATAGGGGAGTGTTGATTATGGACTGGCTTGCAGGAAATAAGAACAGGAAATCAATTATAGAAATGCAAGAAAAGCGGTCGAATTTAATCATAGACGTTACTTTAAACGGCAGACATAGAAATACATACAAGCGTAAATTAAATCGCTTAAATCGTGAAATAGAGAGGTTATATTATGCAGGTGTTTAAAAATGCTGAATTAACATTACGACAAGAGCAAATGATCCTTAGACTTAGAGGTAGCGGAATGAAGTTACAGGGTATAGCAAGAGAAGTTGGAGCACCACTTTGCAAGGTAGAAAACTTTATCTACAAGATAAAAGATGGTAATTATCTAAAAAATAAGTTAATGCGGAGTGCATCGGATAAATATGAGCCTACAGGCAAGGAGATGCCACCAGTTAGGAGTTCACCGTGCAAGGCGATTACAGTAAGTAAAACAGAGATAGAAGATTATCTAAAGCAGTATGGTAACAGAGTGGAGCCTATCAAAATGCCACTGTCTAAACGTGCTAAGACGTGGAACATGAAGGGTACGATCATCGGAAGTAGTCATTACACTAAATCGCTGGGAAAGTAAATGTAAGGAGGTAAATCAAAAATGAAAGCATGGTGTGTTACTGAAGATAATGTCTGTTTTTGTGATGCATCTAGGTTTAAAATAGCTAGTTTTTTAATACCTAAAGCAAATCCTCTAAATAATGACAATCCATTGGCGAATAAGCAGTGGATAAAACTTGTAAATGATATTGATAGTTTAGAAATAGGGAAAAGTTTATATTTCGGACAATATACGGTAGCTCTTGAAGAAATTGAGAACAAGGTATTTTTGAGGTTAGTTGATTAAGAAAATGGGGAGGCAGAATGATGGATGCTAAAACAATGATATATTTTCTAAAGCCTGATGGATTAATGAAAGACGGCAATAGGGTGGTATTGTTAGCTGATGAAATAGCAAATGAAATTTCAGATTATATCGAACAACAAGAAAAATACGCTGAGTTGGGGCGGTTGGCAGTCAATTTACATGGATATGTTTGTACTAGTGGGGGTTTCGGCAAATGGAAAGAATGTGACGGCGATTGTAAATTTATTAGTTTCTGCCAAAAACGATCCGAATTGCTGGCGGAGGAGCGTGAGTAGATGAAAATTACATTATATGGAAAGCCAATTACCAAAAAAAATAGCATGCAGATTATATCGTGCGGTGGTAGACCAAGATTAATACAAAGCAAGGCGTATAGGGAGTATGAGAAAGATTGTTTAGAACAAATGGGATTTGAAGGATGTTATGTTAAAGAGCCGATTAATGAAAAAATAAAAGTTACTTGCCTGTATTACCTAAAAGATAAGCGTAAAACAGATCTTACAAATTTATTGGCAGCAAGCCACGATATACTGCAAAAGGCAGAGATAATCAAAGATGATGCGTTAATTGTTAGTTTAGATGGTAGTCGGATAGTTGGAGTAGATAAGGAAAATCCGAGGGTAGAAATTGAGATAAAGGTGGTTGGATAGATGTTAAGCGTTAAAATGATTGATTTACCAAAACAAATTGATATTAACGACATGCTAGATAAAGTTTACTTTGAGATACACAATGCTAACATAGCATATCCACAATTCACTTCCGCACATGAGGCGTATGCCGTTTTATTAGAAGAGGTAGAGGAAGTATGGGAACACGTAAGAAAAAAGCCACAGGCGAGAAATATGGAAGAATTAGATGGTGAGTTGATACAGGTTGCTGCTATGGCTGTGAAATTCATTTGGTGGTGCAGAGAGAATCGGAAGGGGAAAGAGTGATGGTGGTAATAAAGAGTTGCGTATCATGTTCAAGATGTAGAGATTGCAATGAAGACAAAGAGTATTGCAGCGGAAGTGGATTTGTGTATTGGGAGCCACGGGACACGCCTATAGGAATAGGCACAACAGAAGAAGCTAACCACTACATGACAAGTAAACAACCTATAGAAATTATGCAGGAATTAATGACAGCAGAACAGTTTCAAGGATTCTTATGGGGAAATGTTATTAAGTATTCTATGAGACTTGGCAGAAAAGGAAAAGCGCGAGAAGATGCGGGAAAGTGTTGGCAGTATGCTAAATGGATGGTTGATCACATGGACGGCAAGATGATCATTCCTGGGGGTAAATGATGGCAAGTAAATGTGACGGCTGCCAGAATCTAAAGAAAAGGGTTGATGGCAGAGAGATCATGTGTCACAAGAGAGGCAGGACGCACCAGAGGCGAGAGACTTGCAATCAGTATGTGGTGAGGAAGATGATGGAGTTTGATGCACTGGGGTGGTGTGGAGTAGACACTTTCTAAGATTAACAAATATTAGGCAGGTGATTTACAAATGAAAGAAAAGAATTGCCGTGAATGCTTCTATGGCAGCCAAAATGGACAATGCGAATATTTAGGACATTGCGATAGAGGGGAAATGTTTTTCAACAAAACAAATAAAGTTGAATTGTTAGAGCAAGAACTAGAAAAATACAAAATAGCAATCAAGTATTTTCAGGATAATGGGGATCAGCCTACGCGGGACATCATTAGGAATTTGCTGAGTTATTGAGGAGGATGGAAATGCCTAAAGAAATTAAATTCACTGAGCATTATTGGAGATTGTTATTAAATGATATTGGAGTTTGCGATTCTACTCTTGGAATGATTAGAAATGTTTCAAAGCAGTGCATAGGTCAATGGCGTGAAAGATATAAAATAAACAAAAGTGATGCTAAAAGAATTTGGCATAAGGTGGTGTAGCCATGATTCAAGTGCCATACCACAAGGTCAGCAAATGGGTTATGAAGCGTTTTAAAGTGGTGTGCATGATTTACTATTCGGATGGGTATATATCGGCTGTAATGAGCAAGGAGAGAGGGATATGATGAGTGGGATTAATATTGATCTAGCAATAATTTGCCTTGCTATTTGGATTATTATTGGAACATTTATTACAAGGAGGTAACGCATGCAGCCAACAATCAAACAAGAGAACAAAACTGTATCCGACTGGTTATTAAACTACCACGAGCGATTGAACGCATATAAAGAAAAATGCTCCCAGTTTGCAACACTAGGAGCCACTCAATATGATGGTATGCCAAAAGGTACTAGCGTAGGCAATCCAACACAGAGTAAAGGCATGTCACTCGCTAATTTAGAGACAGATAAGGACTGGCTGTTAGTTGTCGAGGCTACAGAGTCTACCTTATCCGAGAAAAAGCGAATGTTCCTCCATTTTAGACGACAAATGGTTAATAATCAATATAGTAATGGTGGTAGACCTGGATGGATGGACAATGTACAGTATAAATATGCTGAGTGGCATAATAGACGGTATGGTTGTGATCATGTGCCGGGCAGACAAACAATGCTTGAGTGGTGGAAAGAAATAGTAGAAGTTGGGGTTAGGATAGCAATTAGAAAAAAAATCCTTTAACACCGTGACAAAGGTAATGTTTTACATGTTATTCTATTAATAGCAGGAATGGTAATTTGTTCTTCAAATAAATGAAAGGACTGCTGATAAACTTTATATAATCCCTATGCAAAATTCATATGCAAGTGGTGAAACATAGGGATTCCCAATTGGGATTATTTCAGCCGTATCTTATTGGTACGGCTTTTCTGTATAAAAAAAAGAACCGCCTATTTAGACGGGGAGTGTAAATCATTTTGTGTAAATGGTTTTGAGCTACTAAGTTTTAAATCAATGGAAATACTATCTTCAAGTCATTGGCTAATTAAATAGGACATTTGCAAGTTGATTTGATGAATAGGTTTATTAAGGCTAATTATATTACGGAATAATATGTAATAGGATTGTATAGGTGTAGTTAATAAAAGAGCGCAGAAGCGAAGTGTGGAGGTGTGATGATGATTCCTTCTAGAAAGTTTATTAAAAATATAAACAAGAAATGGAAGTGCAGGTATTGCAAATCTAAAATGGATATTGTAGAGATTGTTAGTAATGAATATGGCACAACTACGTTTGTCAAGTGTTTAAAGTGTGACAAGAGAATCACAAAAAGGTTAGCAAGCGAAGGATTATTGATAAGTGAGGTGAGATAAATGAGTGATAATGAAGGGAAAAGAAAGCTAACACCTGCTCAACAGCAGTTTGGTAATAAGAATGCTGTAGGGAATAAAGGTGGAAGACCAAGGAAGTTTCAAGATCCGGATGAATTAGCTGTATTGATAGATGGTTATTTTGATTCATGTTGGGACAATAAAGTTATTAAAGACAATAAAGGCAATGTTGTGTTTGATGATGATGGTAAACCTGTGATGGATAGGTTTCAAGTTAAGCCTTATACATTGCAGGGATTGTGTCTGTATCTGGATTGCGATAATGAAACAATAAGTAACTTAGAGAAGCTACCAGAGTTTGTCGCAACAATAAAACGAGCAAGGCAAAGATGTTTGGCATATGCTGCCGAATCTATCTGGAACGTGAAGAACCCTGCTGGCGTTATATTTACCCTGAAAGCTAATTATGGATGGCAAGACACTCAAAACATAAACATGAATGTTACAACTCTATCTGATGTGCTTAAAACATTAGATAGATAGCCAATTATCAAAGTACAATAATAACCAATTATCGAACATTGAGAAGGTAATAAATGGAGGAATTAGCATGAATGTAGAGATCGATGAATGTGATCATGAATGGGTTATAGGCGAAGTCAAGGAAGATGCTGTATGCAATAAGTGTGGTGCGTATTCGTCCGAAATGCCAGATGATTATCCACGGTGAAACTTTAAATAAACAGGCAGGGGTGGGGGCGTACCCCAAAATTTATGGGCGCGCATTCCTTGGTATAGTCACTCTCCCCAAAAATAACAAAACGCGGAAAATTTTCAAAAATATTATAAACGCGAGGTTCATTATGGGAACACATGAATGCAGTGAAATGAAAAACAGTAGTAACAGATGTATCGATATATCAAAAGATAAATCTAACAATTGGATTATCATGGAATATATTGATGATGCAGTTATATACAATATTCAATACTGTCCATTTTGTGGAGTAAGATTAACGGATTAAGACTAAGAGGGACAACTACATAAAAAAACACCTGTGAAGCCTTATGTAGTATGGGATTGCAGGTTTTTTTGCAGGTTCACCACATGAACTAAAAAGGCTTATTTAGTTCAATATATGAACTTGGGAGGCGTTAAAACATTAAAAAAGCTAACATAGTAGATCATAATGGTGAGATTATAGGCCAGATAAATGAAGGTGATCGCATACTGAGGAAAGAGAGTATTGATTATCTAGAGAATTATCAGATATGGAAGTTAGAACACTTCTATAAAGGAAATACTGCCGAACTAAGGAAGATGTTCCAAATACTGTCTACGCCTGAAAAGGCGTTTTTGTTTTGTATGGCTGTATATGTTGGATATGAAGATTGTTGTTTGAAATATGACAATGGTAACGAGTTAGCATTTGACGACATGATAAAGATATCTGGCATGAGTCGCGGTGCTGTATCTGCTGCAATTAACTCATTAATTAAGAAAGATATATTGTATCGTGGCAGGAACAGCAAAGGCATTCAATATTTTATTAACCCGTGGTTATTCTGCAAGGGACAGCGTATTCAGAATGTACTTAAGACAATGTTTAAGAATTACAGGGTTAAGGTAATGGGAGATAGGAGGTGGGGCGAGTTGTAATGGCATCTAATGATATAGAAAAACTGGCTAAGTGGATACCTATATTTAGAGAGAATCCAGTAATATTTGTTGAAAAAATACTTCATGGTAAACCTACAGAACAACAGAAAAAATTGTTAATGGCAATAGCGCAACCTGGTGCAAAAGTAAGTGTAAAGGCTGGACATGGTGTTGGGAAGTCTACCGTATTAGCTTGGATAACTTTATGGTTTTTATGCTGTTATACAGATGTGAAGATACCTTGCACTGCACCATCTGCGCACCAATTAGAAGATGTTCTGTGGGCTGAAATATCTAAATGGCATGGGAAGATGGAACCTTGGTTTGCTCAAAACATTGTCATTAAAGCTGATAGGGTAGAAGTTAGAGGAATGGGTAAGAATCAGTTTGCTGTTGCCCGTACAGCTCGCAAAGAGAACCCTGACGCTTTACAGGGATTCCATGCAGACAATATATTGTTTTTGATAGATGAAGCTTCTGGCGTTGATGAAAAGGTGTTTGAAGTAGCTAGAGGTGCTTTATCAACTCCTAATGCGAGAGTTCTTATGACTGGCAATCCAACACAAACTACAGGTTACTTCTTTCAATCTCATAATAAAAATCGTGACACTTGGATACGTTTTACGTTTAGTTGCTTGGATTCTCCGTTAGTTGACTCTTCTTATGCAAAAGAAATTGCAGATGAATATGGTGAAGACTCAGACATGTATAGAGTACGCGTACTTGGAGAGTTCCCCCATGCTTCTGTTTTGCAGTTGATACCTTCTAATATAGTTGACGAAGCAATGGGAAGGAATTTGAGAGAAGACGTATATATAAACTCTCCTATTGTTCTTGGAGTTGACGTGTCTTACTTTGGTGATGATAGATGCTCTATATTTAAACGCCAAGGGTTAGCTTCTTGGCTGTTGTGGTATGGAAGAAATATAGATACTACTCAACTGGCAACAATAACAGCTAATTTCGAAGACCAACACAATGCAGATGCAGTTAATATAGATTTGACTGGTTGGGGTGCTGGAGTTAAAGACGCAGGTACAAGCTGGGGTAGAAATTGGAATGGAATAATGGTAGGGAGTGCGTCGAGTAAACAAAATTGTTTTAACAAACGTGCAGAAATATGGTGGGATATGTTGCAATGGTTAAAAGATGGTGGTTGTCTGCCAAATGAACCTGATTTAAGAGATGATTTAGTAGGGCCACAATATTTTTATAGCCGTTCTAGTAACAAGATACAACTTGAAGCAAAAAAAGATATGAAGACAAGAGGATTGGCAAGCCCAGATTTGGCAGAAGGGCTTGCCTTAACTTTTGCCGTTCCTGTTGTAAGTAAAAGCGGAACAAATAAATTCAACAGTAGATTACACTTTGCTACAGCAGGTTATAACCCTATACAAAGAAACAACGATTCGATACATTACGCAACGTCTCAATATAACCCAATACAAAGCAGAAGGAGGAGATAATATGTGTGGGCCAGCTCTTGGATTTGTAACCAGTGTTTTAGGAATTGGAAGTAAAAGTAAAGCCGATGCGTCAGCGGTAACGCCTGCCCCTACATCAGTAGGTGTAACTAGTGGATCAGACGCAATAGATTCTGCTAAGTCAGCTAAAAAGAAAGCAGCAGCAGCATCTGGACAACAATCAACAATAGGTACTTCGTCTAGTGGCGATACGTCAACAGCAACGACAAATAAGAAGACCCTGTTAGGGGGATAAGCATGGATTCAATAAAAGAAACAGAGTACATCAATCGACAACATAAAACATTGTTCGATGAATTTGAAAAGTGGAAGCCTTTATTTATGGACGTTAGGGATTTCATCAATCCATACATTGGATATTTTGAAGGAGAAGAAGCTAATAGCGGTAAACGTGAAGATGAAGAAATGCTTCGTACTATGCCGATAAAGTACAGCCATATCTTAGCTGCTGGACTTCAATGGGGTATTACTTCACCAACCAGACCGTGGGTAAAGTTTGCTTTCCCTAATGTGCAAGTAATGCAGAGTTCACAGGTTCTTGCATGGTTAGATGCTGTTAAAAGTATAACCCTTGATTTGCTGTTTAAAGGTGGTTTTTATACTGAAAATCATCAATTCTATTTAGAGTTAGGTGTATTCAATACTGCAGCAATGTTAATAGAAGAAGATAAAGAAACCGTTATTAATTGTAGAACGTTTACCTGTGGTGAGTTTGCAATAGGTTTGGATAATAAGAAGAGGCCGAATCAATTCGCGAGAAACATTGAAATGACACCTTTCCAGATCGTTGAAAAGTTTGGAATTGAAAATGTTCCAGAAAGCGTTAAAAGTTGTTATAAAGATAAGAACTATAATAAGACAATGTGTGTAAAGCATTTAATTTGTCCTAATTCAAAACATAATCCAGATAAGATTGATAATTACTCTATGAAGTTTAGTGACTACTACTGGATGGCTGGACAAAAGCCTGGCGAGTTTCTAAAAAAAGGTGGATTCAACACTTTCCCTGTGATGATTGAAAGGTATCAAACCAAAGGTGCTGATATTTATGGCACTGGCCCTGGTATATGGTCTCTAGGTGATGCTAAACAAATACAGTTAATGTGGCGTGATATCTGTACAGCAGTAGAGTTAGGAGTTAAGCCAGCAGTACAAGCACCTTCCGATATCATGAAAAACGGCGGTATTAACATGTTGCCTGCTGCTGCTAATTATTATAATCCGACTGGTGGATCAGACGGAGCTATTAAACCTTTGTTTCAAGTGCAATTAAACCTTGACCATGTAACAGCAGTACAACAGTCTATTGAAGAATGTATAAAAGAACATTTTAATACTAAGGTGTTCCAGTTGTTGTCTGATATGGAAAAGGGTACAAGAACAGCCAGGGAAGTTATAGAATTATCATCTGAAAAAATGTCACAAATGGGGCCACTACTTGAAAGACTGCAGACAGGTTACTTACCGCAAGTAATTAACCGGGTAATCGATATAGGTTTTAGAGCTGGTGTGTATCCACCTCCGCCTCCTGAGATTGAAGGAATGGAAATGGATATAGAGTATGTGTCTATCCTGTCACAAGCGCAAAAACAATATGTAATTACTCCTATAATGGATACCGTTACGCAAGCCATTAACATGTCTACAACAGCGCAATTACCAGAGATACTTGATAAGATCGCCTGGGATGAAGTAGTAGACCAGCTTGGAACATTAAACGGAGTACCTCCTTCTATTATTGTATCTGATGAGCAGGTTGCAGCGGTAAGACAGGCCAGAGCAGAACAGCAAGCGCAACTTAATGCGGTGCAGATGGGATTGTCAGCAGCACAAGGGGCCAAGAATCTTGCTAGTGCTGACATGTCAACCGATAATGGATTAACTGCTTTATTAGGTGGGCCATCTGGAGGATTGCAGCAATGAAAAAACAAGATGATATTAAGCCAACAAAAGAACAGATTGTCGAAAAGATGGATGAACAGTATCTGCTTGATTTACGCTCTATTATGAACACTGAACACGGAAGAAGAGTATTCAGTTATCTCATTCAAAAATGTGGTTACAAAGACTCTCAACCAATGGGCAATAGCAAAGACTTTTTTAATGCTGGTCGCAGATCAATAGCTGTTGAACTTATAGCTGCTTGTGATGCATTAGGAATGTATGGAGCTGATAGGATGGTTGGAGTTGATTTAAGGCTTAAGGCTGAAAGGGAATATATTTTATATCAATGGAACGCCATGCAAGACATTATGAAGAAAGAGGTGAAAAAGAATTGATTGTAATGATTAATAACATTTTCCTAGATTAAGGGAGGTGATCGCATGGGCAACCATGCGCAATAAACGCTGATAACGACTAGGCATAGTCGTATTTTTTATGCCTAATTTTAAGGAGGAATAAAGATGTCAGACAAATATAACACGGTACAGGATAACACCGAAGCCGTAAACGTGGTGTTTAATTTACAACTATTCAACGACGAACCGCCAACTAGTGATCCAGGTGCTCCTGTTACGACGACAACAACAGATCCAGTAGTTGATCCAGTCACAGATCCACCAGCAACAGATCCTGTTGTTGATCCGATAGTTACAGGAGCACCTGAACAATATGCCGACTTCACTGTTCCTGAAAATTTCAGCGCACCTATTGATGATTTTAAAACGTGGGCGAAAGAAAACAACATGACACAGGAAGCAGCGCAATCAGTAGTTGATTTCTATACAAACAAAGTAGCTCCACAGATGCAAGCGCAACATGAAGCGCAAGTATCAGCGTGGACTAAAGAAAGTACAGAAAAATTCGGTAAAGAAGGAATCGAATCGGCTAACAATGCGTTAAGCCGTTTTTCTACGCCTGAATTTAAGACATTCTTGCAAGAAACAGGACTTGGTAACCATCCTGAAATGATTGCAATCTTTAAAGAAATTAGTTCAAAGATATCTGAATCGAGTTTCATTGATTCAAAAACGACAGAGTCAAAACAAAAAACATTGGGACAGATCATGTACCCAAATATGAAATAGGAGGAATTTAATTTATGGCAACTTTAGGTGAAGATAGAATCACATGGAAGGATTATGCTAGTCAGCAAGATCCTGATGGTAAAGCAGCAAGGATTATTGATATTCTAGCTGAACAAAATGACATCTTGGATGACATGTTTGTTGTTCAAGGCAACAAGGAATACGGTCTACAGACAACTCAATTAGCTACTGACCCTACCGTTACTATTCGCGGTATCAATCAAGGTGCTACAGGTACAAAAGGAACATTCAAACAGATTCAAGCACATGCTGCTTTATTTACTGCTTTAGGACAGGTTGATAAAGAACTTGTTGAAGCAGCGGAAGATCAAGCTGGGTTTAGAGCTAATTCCAATAAACCTTTTATTGGGGCCATGGGCAAGAAGTTGGCTGATGAATTATTTTTTGGAGCAACCGCAAATAATTCACAGTCTTTTGATGGGTTAACGGCTTTTTACAAATCAACTACCGCAACAGATTACGGTAACTATGTATTTAAAGCCGGAGGATCAGACACGGACAATCGTTCTCTTTGGTTGATTGATTGGGGCGAAGATTCCGTATGCGGGTTCTATCCTAAAAATACAGAAGTTGGATTACAACACAAGAATTACGGTGAAGAACTAGTTACTTTGGATGATGGTAGTTACTGGCCTGCATACCGTGACTTATGGGAATGGAGAGCTGGAATTGCCGTTCGTAACTACAAGAAAGTAGTGCGTATTGGTAATATTGATAAAAGTTCTTTAGCTACTATTGGTAGCGGTTCCGATACGTCACCTGACTTGTTGAATCTAATGATTGATGCAATTGAAAGCGTTCCAAATCTTTCTCCGCGAGCTAGATTCTATTGTGGTAGAAGCGTAAGGACTGCATTTGTCAAGAAAGCATTAGGTAAGGCAAACTTGTTCCTTACTATGCAAGAATTGAACAACAACAGAGTTGTTCCTTCGTTCCTTGGTGTTCCTATTCGCTTGTGTGAAGCGTTAGATGTCGATGAAGATTTAATCGTTTAATAAAGGGAGGATATAAAATATGTATGATGTTCAACTTAGTTTTACTAAACAAACTGATGGTACAGCAATGCAAGCGGTAACCGCAACCGCTGCATCTACCAATGTTCTAGACCTTGGGTCTGCTGGAAACTTTTTCAGACCAGCTTATTTGCATGTTAGAGTAGATACAACCTTTACGGCAGCCGGAGCAGCTACTATGGGAATTGATTTAGAAAGCGACAGTGCAGCAACTTTTGGAAGTGCTGCAACTCTTGAGGCGTTGTTACCTGCTACTACTGGAAAGGCTGTATTTGTTAAAGGTTATCATCGTGTATGGCCTTTACACTTGCAAAACATGGAACAATTTTTAAGGCTTAATTTTACTGTAGGTACTGGCCCGATGACAACAGGTAAAATTGTTGCTTATATCAATGATTCGCCTGAACTGTAAAGGAGTTGTTTTAATTGGTTTATGAAAAATATCTAGTAAAAAGAAGATCGTTTATTGGCGGTAAGCTTTATTATCCTGATGAAATAATTGATTATGAAGAAGGTTACGAAAATAGAAAATCTCTTCAAGGTATTGGCGAATCAATGGTTAATGAAAAAGAAGACCCGCATGTTGATGAAAGCGACGAAATAAAACGTGGTGGGCCTGGTAAATGGAAGTTGCCAAATGAAGAGATATTCATCGGAAAGTTAGCGGAAGCTAAAGAGTACTGGGAGTTATGCAAGAATAAATAACAATGAGGGGCGATATAATTCGCCCCTATTTTATATGGGGGTGTAACATGTCTACCTCAAAAACAGATATATGTAATTTAGCATTAAGCCGTTTTGGTGGCGGTAAGATTAATTCTCTAGATGATGGTACAGAGACCGCAAGACTTTTAGATATAAACTATGACAATTGTCTTGAAACAACGCTCAGGGGGTTCCCTTGGAACTTCGCAAATAATATACGAGTACTAGCGTTAACTGACGACACTACACCGGGATATGATTATGTATATCAATATCCTGCAAGTTGCGTCAAGGTTTTACGCGTTGAAGATGTAAATAATTTTCGGCTTAAAGAAAAAGCAGAGTTTAAGATATTTACCAATGGTGAAGAGAAGTTTATTGCCAGTGATGTAAAGAACGCATACGTTGAATTTACTTATAAAGTTAATGTGCCTGACCTTTACGATGCAACATTTATTAAAGCATTTAGTTATCAATTGGCTGCTGAAGTTGTTAATGCTAAAAGTGGCAATGCGCAAAAGGCACAAGAAATGGCACAAAAGTATCAAATGGCAATTGCAGAAGCGCAACATATGGGAGCGGTGGAGAACAGTAGCAAATTTGAATTACCAACAACATATTTAAAAGGTAGGTCTTAATATGGCTACATCAAACAAAATATATACAAAACAATCCTCTTTTGCTAATGGCGAAGTTAGCTTCGATATGTGGGGGCGTGACGATTATGCAAAATACTTTGTCAGTGCTAAGACTATGGAAAACTTTATTCCCCTTCCTTATGGCGGTGCGCAAAATAGACCGGGTACAATGTTTGTTGCAGAGGTAAAGGACTCATCAAAAAAGGTAAAGCTTTTACCTTTTCAATTTAGTGTTGAACAGGCGTATATTATTGAGGCTGGAGAAAATTACTTTCGTTACTATAAAGATGGTGGTCAGATTATAAATGGTAGTACTATTGTAGAAACAACTACAACATACACAGAGGATTATTTGTTTAATCTTAAAACTGCACAATCAGCAGATACTTTATATTTATGCAACTCATCTTATAAGCCAAAAACATTAACAAGAACTAGTCATTACGATTGGATATTTGAAGATTTTAATTATACCGGAGGGCCATTTAGAGACCAAAATGTTACCGACACCACTATTACTCCTAGTGGAGTTACAGGAGACATTACACTGACGGCATCGTCAAATATATTTACAGCAGATCAAATTGGGTCGTTGTTTCAAATAAGCCATGATGTAACAGACCAATACGTCAATGCTGTTATTGGAGCAACAGGAGCATCTAGTTCAATAAAGTGTAAAGGATCTTGGTCACTTGTTACTTATGGATCATGGGACGGTATACTTAAATTACAGTGGTCAAAAGACAGTGGTGTAACATGGCAAACAATAAGATCTTATGCCTCTGACGATGATAACAATATAAATGACAGTGGAGAAACCGACGATCTTGTCTTGTTACGTGTTTATTTCGAACAGCAAGGAGCAGCATGTAAGGTAGATTTAAATGCATACTCATTTGTTAATGATGGGATTGTAAAAATAACCGGAGTTACCAGCGGAACCGTAGCTACTGCCACGGTATTAACTGATACATCAGAAAACAATATAGGGTTAGCTTTTGCCACGGCAACAAAAGACTGGGCAGAAGGTTCTTGGTCAACTAAAAATGGTTATCCAAGTTGCGTTAAGTTTTTCCAAAATCGTTTAGGATTTGCTGGAAGTGTTAAAGATCCTTTAACGTTGTGGCTATCGCAAACAGGTGATTATCCTAATTTTATAGTTAATACTCCTACTGAGGACTCAGATGCAATAACAGCACCACTTGTCAGCGAGGGTGTTAACTCTATTAGATCAATGGTATCAATCGGCAATATGATTGCTTTTACTGCTGGCGGTACTTGGAAAATTGGTACAGGTAGCGAGACAGCATCATTAACACCGACAACAATAAGAGCATTGCAGCAGGGATACATAGGGTCTTCTATACTTAATCCTATTGTAATAGGAAGCAGAATACTATATTGCCAAGAAATGGGCAGTACTGTGCGTGATATTGGTTATACATTAACAGATGATGTTTATAAAGGTGACGACTTGACAATGTTAGCACGTCACTTATTTAAAAACCACAAAATTGTAGACTGGGCATTTCAACAGGAGCCGGACGGCATTGTTTGGGCGGTTCGTGAAGATGGAGTATTGCTTAGCTTCACGTATAACAAAGAGCAAGATGTGTATGCATGGGCGAGACACAACACAGAAGGATACTTTGAAAGCGTTGCTGCTATACCAGGCAATGGATATACAGAGGTTTACTTTGTTGTTAAGAGAGAAATAAACGGAGTAACGAAAAGGTTTATTGAAAAATTAATGCCAAGAATGATATCCGCTGATCCTAGGGATCAGTTTTTTGTTGACTGTGGTCTTTCTTACGACAATCCTATTTCGATTACTGGAGCTACAAAAGCTAATCCTATTGTAATTACGGCAATTGGTCATGGACTAAGCAATGGTGACTATGTTGATTTTTCAGACATTAAAGGAATGACTCAGCTTAATGGATTTAGAGGAAAGGTTGCCAATAAGACAACAGATACATTTGAACTGGTTAATATGGATGATGATACAAATATTGACGGTACAAGTTACATCGCTTACAAGTCAGGTGGTTATGTTAGAAAAGCGACTTTAACAATTGCATCTGGACTTGAACATTTAGAAGGTGAAACTGTCACTATACTAGCTGATGGAAGTGTTAATAGTAAACAGGTAGTTACTGATGGGAGTATAACGCTTGATGATTATGCTTCTAGGGTACATGTTGGACTTGGATATGAATGCAACTTAGAAACACTTAATATTGATTTCCCAATGAGTGACGGTACTATACAAGGGCGTACAAAGTCTATTAAAAATGTAACTGTTCGCTTTGAAAATACTTATGGTGGTTTTGTAGGAATAAACGGCGATGATAATCTCGAAATTATTGAACAAAATTTATCTGAAACATATGGAAAGCCTGCTGAGCTGTTTACTGGTGATAAAAAAGTGTCTCCTTATACCGATTTTGAGACTAACGCAACTGTGTATATTAGGCAATCAGATCCTTTACCAATGACAGTATTGTCTATTATGTCGGAAGTAGAAATTGGGGGATGATGTAATTGCATGGAATTAAATTGACTAAAAATAAAGTAGCATTTTGCAGTGATGAAGATTATGAAATTTTATCGCTACACAAATGGTATGCTCATAAAGATCCCAAGAACGGAAACTATTATGCAGTTAGAAACATTAGATTATCAAATGGGAAACGCAAAACTGAATATATGCATAAAATCGTAGCGTTAAATTGTAAAATGAACGCAGATTTAAAAACAGATCATATAGATAGAAACAGTTTAAGAGAAGCTACTCATAGTGAAAATTGTCGCAACCAAAACAAATTAAAAAGCAATAGTACATCTAAATTCAAGGGGGTTACACATAGGAAATCAGATGGGAAATGGCAATCTAGAATAGGATTTAATTATAAAAGGATTTGGATTGGATTATTTGATGATGATATTTCCGCTGCCGTTGCTTACGATAAAAAAGCTATTGAACTTTTTGGAGAATTTGCAAATACAAATTTTAAACATCAAGAGTGTGTATTGTGATTAGCATTAGAGAGGCAACGTTTGAAGACTTTGCGTTATTTGAGTTGCATGAAAAAAACCTCGAAGAAATAAAAGTTTCATCTGGAATAGAACCAGGATTATGTATGGCTGCTTTATATGAAACGTCAGAATATAAACAGATTGTATTATTAGATAATAAGCCAATTTGCATATCTGGATTAGTTGATAAACATAATCTTTGGTTATTTTTTGCGGTAGATGTTGAAACTCTGCCGTTAAGTTTTTTCAAGGAAACTCATAAAGGATTAAACAGTTTGCTTAATCAGTGTGGTTACATTGAAGGTCATATTTACAGTGAAAATATATTTGCGCTACAGTGGGCCAAGTTCATGAAAATAACAATAGAAGAACCAAAAGAGTACGGTATAGAAAATAAACTGTTTCACTATTTCTTTAAACGGAAGGAGGCGTAACATGTGTAATGCTTCAAGCATATCAACTGGTGCTGATGTATTCGGAACTTTTACGCAAATGCAGGCAGCAAAGAATAATGCAGCTTATCAGGCATCAATTGCTAATCAAAATGCAGCTATAGCAGAAGCACAGGCTGTATCAGTTGGTCAGCAAGGAACAAACGAACAAGTCCAGATCAGGCAAAAAGCAAAACAAGTTACTGCATCACAAAAAACAGCATTTGCAGCCAATGGACTTGACACTCAATCAGGATCTGCATTGTCTGTTATATCTGACACAGCTATGCAAAGCGAGCAAGATGTTCAGACATCAAGATATAACACAGCTATGCAAATGTGGGGATTAAATAATCAAGCTAATCAATACAGAGCGCAGGCCAAAAATGCAAAACAAACAGGTAAATACCAAGCAATGTCTTCATTGCTCACTGGGGTGTCTTCTGCTGCTCAAAAATATTCGTCTTATGGGGGTTGATAACTAAATGCCTACTGTACCCGTATATAATCGTCAAGTACAACAACAAACATTGCCAAGCTTTAGAGTTCAGCCTACAGCAAACGAAGATACTTTTGGTGCTGGTTTAGGAAGAACTGTCAGCGCGATTGGCGATGAAGCATTCAAGGTGGCGCAACAAGAACAAGCAAAGTTAAATCAAATAGCAGTAGCAAATGCAATGGCTAACACTCAAAAGACCTTACTACCATTGCAAAATGATTTATTGAGCAAGCAAGGAACAAATGCGCTAGGCACAGCAGAAACAAAAGATTCACCAGCAAGGCCAGCAATTTCACAAGACTTTCAAAGTCAATCTAATAGCATATATCAAAATACATTGGATTCTCTTTCTAACGATACACAAAAAAATAATTACAAAATGATGTATCAGTCAATGTATCCTGGAATGTATCAATCAGTGCTAAATCACGAAAAGAAACAGATTGAAGTTGCACATACGGCAGCCAATGAATCACAGTTAAATGCCAGTTCGGAAAGTTTTACTTCTAATGTGCTGATGGGCAACTATGCTCAAGCTAATACTAGTCTTCGTGCCGGAATAACACTATCTGATTCTATGGGAAGTATTAACGGGATTCCTAAAGAAATGCAGGAAGAAAACCATAAGAAATACATATATGGAAATATTGGAAAAACGGTAGACATATTACTTGCAAATAACAGGCCAGAAGATGCAAAGAAACTTGTCGACTATTACGGAGATAAGTTGCCAGAAAGTCAGAAGTCTATCAATATGGCAAAGATAAACCCTTCCTTAGAAAAGAACGAAACATTTAATTACGTAGAATCTTTAAAGAGTGATTCCACATTTAGGAATCCAGACGGAACATTGAACGGTTCCAAGATGTTAGAAGTTGCTAAAGCTAAATATCTTAGTAAAACACGGACAGTAACAAAACAAGGAGCTCCAACAGAAGGAGATTTCGAATCGTTTGTAAATGCTATATCAGGTCAAGAGTCTGGCGGTAATTATGAAGCAGTTAACGCCAGAACAGGTGCAGCAGGAAAGTTTCAAATAATGCCTGAAAATTGGGCCCCTTGGTCAAAACAAGCAGGACTTCCAGAAGGTTCCTCAATGACTCCTGAAAATCAAGAAGTAGTTGCTAGGCATATGCTGAAACAATTGTATGATGCTCACGGTGCGAGAGGTGCAGCAATTGCTTGGTATGGTGGTGAAGGTGCTTTATCTTATTCAGAAGAGGCAAAAAGTCGTAAGCAAGGTGCAGGAGACGAACCAAGCATAAACGAATATGCCGATTCAATTCTTGGCAGAATGGTCACAACAACTGGAACAACAACAGAAAGCATATCAGCACCTGATTTAGTAGGTTTACAATTGGTTACTGCGCAAATAAATCAAGCTGTAGCAGAGTCGAATGCACAACACAAACAATCTTTAGATAATGCTTTTTATGAATTTGATAACTATATAATGAATAATAAACCTACAACATACGCAGAAGTAGAAAATGCTGCAAGACAATTTGGATTTCAAGGGCCTGACTTATTAGGTGCAATTTCAAAAGGATTACAAATGAGAGGTATAATTAAACAAGAAGAAAATGAACAAAGCGCAGCAGCATACGAAGGTTTGTTAGGTAAAATTTATAACGGTGAAATTACAACAAAAGGCGAGATAGATACATATGCAGGTGTTATTCCATATTCGAAATTAATTCCACTCGCTAATTCTTTCAAGAAAGAAATGAAATGGGCCTCTCCTGAAAACATGTTAGCGTTTAACGGAATAATGAAAGAAAAAGGTCTTAGCGGAGCAGAGCAAGGCAGAGTATATGAGAAAATGAATCAACGTGCTGCCGAACTTATAAGTAAAGGACTTACGCCAACTGTTGAAGATATTATCGAACTTGCTACAGATCAATCACAAAAAGTGGTAATAGGTAGAAACGCTATTGGTTGGGGAAAAGAAACTTATAAAGGCAACATACCTGACAACTGGACAAGAACACAATATGGAGTTCTTGATGCATACGGTAATGAAGTTGTTTATAAAGATGGTCAATGGCAGGTTAAAGAGTAAGCAAAGGGGCATCAAATATGGCAATTAAAGCTATACCACAGAGTGATGGTTCTGTTAAATATCAAGATGATTCTGGCTCAATATACACACCGGAAGAAATAAGTAACAGACCAAAATATTCTACAACTGAAAAGATAGAAAATGCCTTATCTTCAGCAGGTCAATCAATTGTTGATTTTGGCGGTCGCAATATAAATCCTAACTACGATAGAGCCGCCGATTTAGCAAGTGCTTATGATGTGTATGGTAGGAAGTCAGCAGATCAGGCAGCTTTGACATCTGAAGCAGGGCGCATACTAAACCTTGACCCTAATACATTTATTGCAGCAAAACCAGAGATACAACAAGCAGCACAACAAGTGCTACAACTAAAGCAAAACTCTCCTGACAACTGGAATCAATTTGTAGTTGATTATCCTAAGACTACAGAATACTTATCAAATAAAAACAACCTAGCTGTATCGCATGATGATATTAACAATCTTAGTTATCAAGAACAAATGATTAACGTTATGAGCGATTCTTATATATTGAATTCTTTGTCAGTAGAACGCGCAGAAATTGGGAACAAGTTATTAGGCGGAGTTTATGGGTTAGATGGTCTTAGTCAAGAAGAAAAAACAAAGCTTGAATACCTTAACAATCAGATCAAAACTCTACAAGAAAAACTACCTAAAAGCACCTGGAGTGTGCCCGGTGTATTAGCTGGAATTGCTGGCATGGCTCCAAGCGTACAAACAGGGTTAAAGTATGGATTGGCTGGTGCTGGCGTTGGTGCTGGTATTGGTTCTTTAGCTGGTGGTGTAGGTGCTGTACCTGGCGCATTGGCAGGATTAGGACAAGGATTTAGAGTTGGCTTTGCCAAAGATTTTGCATCTACATCCATGGGTAACTTATACCTTGATGAAATATCAAACGGTGTAGATCCGACAGAAGCAGCCAAAGGAGCAGCAGTTACAGGTGCAGGTACGGCAGTTCTTAGTTCTGCACAAATAGGAAAATGGTTAAAACTACCGGAGGCAAGCAGCGTTGGATTAAAAAGCCTTGGACTTAATGTTTTAGAGCAAAGCGCAATAGGTGCTGGTTTAACCGCTACAGATATTGCAGGTAGAAAGGTAGCAGAAGGACAAACGTTAAATTGGGGAGCTAGAGATATTGAAGAGATAGCAATGGGTGGCGTTAACATGGTTCCGCTTGCTCTTGCTATGGCATTGCCTGGTCATGGCTATGTAGCTTTAAAGAATCTTGGCGATATGGTAGACAAGTCAAAAACAGCGCAACGTTCACCGGAATTAGTAGCTGAAAAGATCAATGCGGAAGTTGCAGGGACTCCATTGGAAAATGTATCTATTCCAGGTGTTGAACTGTTCGATTACCTGCAAAATGTAGCAGAAATAAACCCAAGAGAAGCGCAGCATATCATTGATAGACTCGGTGTTGAACCTAAAGAAATATCAGAAGCAATACAAACTGGTGGAGATGTGTCAGTTAAGCTTGGTAACTTTGAAGTCCTTCCTAAAGAACACAGAGAGGCATTGTTAGAAGATGTAAAAATTGGCGAACAACCAAACAAAAGAAATGTAGAAGAAGCTTATATCGATAGAGATCGTGCAGTAGAACCGCCAGTTAGCGAAGAGATAGGACTTGCAGATAATAAGTTTTATTCAGATGCAGTAGCAGAGGCTAAAACACACGCTGAAACAGTATTATCCAGTCGCGTAAAAGCGGAGAACAGTCCTTCATTTCAAGGGAAATTAAACAAGCATTTGGAAGAAGTAAAAAAAACTATAGAAGCGGAATTCGAAGCAGATCCTATGTATCGCGCATCTGATGCTATTTCGTTTGACTTGCAATTGTTTGGCAAAGGATTAAAGAACGTCAAAGAAGTTGCTCAGAAGTATATTGAAGGAAATCTTTCAGACAAACAAAAAGCTTGGGTTGATACTATAGCAGAGCAACACGGTTTTTCTTCCGGAAATGAGTTATCTAAAAAAATAAGAAGCAACAAGGTAAAAGATGCAGAAATAAAATCTAGATTAGAATATGCTAGTGAACAATTCAAGAAAGAAGAGTTAGGCGATAGGGCGAATGTTGAAGCAGAGACACAGATAAGTGAATCACGAATAAAATCTTCTGCATTAGAGGCTAGCGCACTTAGTGAATTGGCAAAAGGTAACCACAGAATTGACGCTAGAGAAAAGAAAATATCAGACCTAACTAGTAGGTTCAAAGACGCAGAAACTAGCCTCCTGGTTAAAATACAGAAGGCTAAAGGCGATTCTAAAGTTAATGCATTAAAAGAACAGTTAGCGGAACTTAATAAGTCGCATGCGGAAGAGATAAAACAGCTTAATGCTGATGCTAAATATACCGCTAGATGGTATGATGCAGAAGCTAAAACCAAAGAAGCTGATTTAAAAGAACAGCAGAAGAATGATAATGCTATGGCTAAAGAATGGCTTAAGTCTGAATCGACTAGCCAGAGAATAGCTAGACAATCACAAATAGGCGTTAAGGCTGCTTTAGATTATGCTAAAACATCATTGGCAGACAAACAAATTAAAGATGCCGTTAACTATAACAAGTATATGAAACAAGCAAGAGAAGCAGCGAGACAGTCAGAAAAAGAATATCGTGCTGGTAAATATGAAACTGCTGCAATTCTTAAAAATGCTGAAATGCTAAATCATGCTTTCGCGCTTGAAGCTATGAAACTTAGTAAAGACTTCGCTAAACAAGACAAATACCTAAAAGGCGTCGTATCTAAAAAGAAAAAACTCTTCAAAACGGATGAAAACTTTAACCAAGTTGGATCTATTCTAGAGCGTTTTGGATTAGGTCGCAAAGACTATGCTATTAATAGCAAGACTGAATCGTTAGCAGATTGGTCAAATCGTATGGATGAAATGCTTGGTTCCGTTAATATTCCTCAATGGCTGAATGATGAATCAATTAGAAAGAACTATAAAGATCTTACAATGCCAGAATTAAAAGATGTTACTGACGCATTGAAGAACATCCAAAAGGTAGCTAATCAAGAAAAGACTTCTATTGCAGTAGCCAAAGGCGAATCATTAGATGCTTTACGCTTAGAAATGATTACTGAAATGAATAAGCTTGATACTGCATTTACTCCTAAAATAGAGCCAACTAAATTAGATAGATTTAAGAGTGGAGTTTCTAATTACCTGTATTCACTACAAACAATGTCGACAGTAGTTAGCAGATTACAGCAATGGAAAACATTTGGCTCATTGGAAAAGTTCTGGATTGCTCCTGTTCACGAAAGAGCCAATTTAGAAAGCAATCGAATTAATAAATTTAAAACAGAATTGGAAACAATGTGGGGCGAGTACTCCCCTAAAGAACGTAAGGCAATGGCTAACGACAAAGTTTATTATGATGAACTTGGAGCCTCTACAACCAAGATGAAACTAATGGCTATGGCATTTAATCTTGGCAATGAAGGTAATAGTAGTAAGTTGTTTAGTACAAGGCCTTTTGGAGTAGAAAGCACTAAGCCATGGGGCAGGGATACTGTCATGGAGTTGTTGACCAATAACCTTGATAAAAGAGATTGGCAGACAGTCCAAAAGACTTGGGATCTGGTTAATACTATTTGGCCTGACTTGGCAAACTTTCATGCAGAAATGACAGGCTTTGAACCGAAGAAGGTTGAAGCTGCACCTTTTGAAGTAACGTTGCGTAATGGTGAAACTATACAAATGGATGGAGGGTATTATCCTCTAAAACAAGATCCTAGAGCTTCTTTAATAGCTGCCGAAAGAGAAAGCGCAGATGCACCGCTTTACACAGAACAAAATCCTGCATGGAAAGCTACAACAAAAACAGGACATACAAAGTCTCGTTCTAATGCTAACTACTCAATAGACCTTGATCCTGCATTGATAAATAGGCACATCGTTGATGTTGTTCATGACTTGTATTTTAGAGACTTAGTGTCAGACTATCGTAGAATGCTAAACAATAAAGAGTTCCAATTTACGGTTCAAAGCAAGTTAGGGCCAGAAGGGTTAAAACAATTTAGTGATCATGTTTCCAATATTGCTAACGGAGAATCATACAGAAATGTAGGAATGACAGCAATTGAAAGCGTTGTCGATTATTTGCGCAGGGCAGGAACTAAAGCAGCCATTACTTTTAGAGTCGGAGTTATTACACAGAATGCTGCTAACATGGTTCTATATCCTAAGGCAATAGAAGGTTTTGGAGTGCAAGACGCAGTTATGGGAGTTATTAAGCATGGATTATTAAACTATCTTCCTAAATCAGCTTTAAACTGGAAAGCAGCCAAACAGGTAAGAGAAGAGATTTATGCATTATCTCCCTACATGCGTGATAGAAGAAGAACTCCTGATTATTCCCTGAATGATATTCAAAGCAACATGTTTGAAAACAGGGGTAAAATTGCAGAGTTTGGATTAGGATTACTGTCTGCTTCTGATGACTTAACAGCCGTTCCTATGTGGAAACAAGCATATGAAAAGAAGTTAGGAGAAACAGGAGATTCTAAGCAATCGGCATACTATGCAGACTCATTAATTAAAGCGGTAAATGGTTCAGGCAGGAAATACGATTTATCGCCAATAATGAGAAGCAAGAAAGTTACTGACAAAGTATTTTCTAGTTTCTATGGATTCATGAATGTTGAATTTAATCGATGGGTTAAAGAATCTGGAATGGCTACGCAAGATGGTCTATCTATAAAAGGAATAGAAAATGTTCCTAGATTTGTTGGGTTTGTTGCTAGTAGAATGATTGCATTTGTGATTGCATCCGACTTTTTAGCAGGCAAGGGGCCTAAGGATGAAGATGATCCTGCTGCATATTACGCTAGTAAAATTGCTAGTTATCCATTGCAGTTATTGCCAGTTGTTCGCGATGTAGCACCAATAATTCTTAACTCAGCACTCGGATTACAGACGTATGGTTATAGACCGCCTATAGCATTTTCATCCTTTGATGCTATGACAGATGCAGCTTCAAAAGTTAAAAACTATGTATATGGAAATGGAGCGACTAACGAACAAGATGTTGTCGAATCAGTAGCAAAAGCAACCGCATACAGCACAGGATACCCTGACCAGTTTAATGCGTGGTTCTTTAATGCCTATGATTATTTTGTCAATGGTATGGATCCTGAACTAGAAGATATAATGAAACGTAGACCAAAGAAAGAGCGTAAAAATTAGTTGCGCTCTTTCTTATCTTATTTACAATAAAATTTAGAAAAATATTTGTATATCGCATATATCCCCAAAACAATAAGTGCATCTTCTACAAATGTTATTGTTCTCAATAATATATTAACTAAGATTCTTTCTGTACTTCTATCTAAATCTATTTCCGAAGCAACAATCAATACGAAGTAAGAAAATATAGGAAATATAATAAACCATTTATAATGAAAAATAAACGACCATAAAGAATGTGCTTTTATTTTCATCCACTTAGCTAACCCAATATTTACAGAAATTCGATCTATTTTGACTAGCAGATACATTGTAATAGTAATTAAAAATATAAAATTTATGAAATCCATATTATATGTCACCTCAAACTCCATTATACCAATATACCACAATTTAACAACAAATTTATTAAGAGATTGCATAATTGCAGTCTCTATTTTATTTTAGGAGGGTATCACATGTCACTATCATCAACTCTTAATAAACATATCTATGTAGGTAATGGGGTTACGAAAACGTTTGACTATGAATTTGACGTACTTACAGAAGATGATTTGCACATTTATTTAACCGATACAATCAACGGTACAGAAACTGAAATAACTAGTAATTACAGCGTTTCACCGTCAGAAGGAACTTTCCCGTCAAGCAACGGCACTGTTACATACCCATCAATCGGAACAGCAATATCAAGCAACTACAAACTAACCATACTTAGAACTCTAGAGGTATTGCAGCCTACAGTATATCCTAACAATACAGCATTAAAACCTAAAGTTGTTGAAATGTCATTTGACAGGATTACAATGATTGCTCAACAACAACAAGAAGAAATTGACAGATGCATCAAACTAGGAATTGACAAAACAATAGATGGAATGACTTCTACTGAATTTATTGCTGAGTTATCCAAGGAGGCTGTAGCGTTAGCAATAGTAGATGCAACAACAGCAGCAAATACAGCTACAACAAAGGCAGAAGAAGCTGCTTCTTCTGCTACAATTTCGTCAAATTCAGCAACAACAGCAGTAAATAGCGCAAATTCAGCTTCTGCAAGTGCCACGGCAGCAGCAAGTAGCGCAACTAATGCAGGAACATATGAAGCATCAGCCTTGGAAGCTGCAAATTCCGCTAATCTCTCTGCACAATCAACCCATGATATTGCATTTACCACAAAATCTTTAATGGATGCCGACTTAGCGCATGCGGAAAACGTTACGGCACTTGTCACAAATGATTCAAACCCTACAAATAATGGTATTTATATAAAGCTAGGAGCCAGTGGAGCAGGTAGCTGGCAAAAATCAGCATATATTCCAACTGTTGTTGATGGTTCTGTAAGTAAGAAAAGCTTATCTTTTTTGGCTGTTGAAGGTAGAGCGTCCAAAAACTTATTTGATAAAAGTAACTTCACCGTAGGTTATTACATTGTTTACACAACAGGAAATCTGAATGGTAGTTATAACGCTTCATATGGTTACACGGATTATATCCCAGTAGAAGCTTCAACGTTGTATACAAAAACAGGTGATGGTCAGCAACTAGCTTTTTACAATTCAAGCAAAGTATATATTAGTGGACTATCTAACAGTTTAGGATCTTGGACAACACCGTCAACGGCTGCCTATGTACGACTTACAATTACTGTAGCATACGCAGATATTATCCAACTTGCTAAAGGTAGTGTTTTTGAGTACGAAAGTTACGGTGCTAAATTAAGCCTAGACGATAGTGGCTATGTTTCTGATGACATGATTAGGTCTGATTCGATTGTTGTAAAAGGTGACTTATCCCCTAACTTGTTTGATAATTCAAAGGTTACTGCTGGTTACTACGTCCATCATAATACTGGAGTTTTAACGTCACTAGCTGGCTACTATGCATCAGACTATATTGCTATTGAACCAGGACAGGCATATGTTTTACAGAATAATGTAGAGCAAGGCGCATTTTTTGGCACAACTAAGGCATACGTGAGCGGGTTTACTTTATTCAGCAATGTTGTTACAGTGCCTACAAATGCCTATTATGTAAGACTAACTGTCAAGTCTGAAAATCTTAATAAAACGCAATTTGAAAAAGGGAGTGCTACGACTAGATTTATGCCATTTGGTGCAAATGTTGAACCTGCAAAAGTACAAGGGCTAATGGACACTATAAAAACAGTGTATCCATTCGTTGACAATAGCATCATTGTAAAAAAAGATGGTACAGGTGACTATGTTGATTTATACACCGCTTTATCAAGCATCACAGATTCATCAGCGAAAAACGGCTATAACGTGTTAATTTACGAAGGTGAATATGATATTGTTGCTAGTTTACCAACCGCTATGATTAATAATCCTAGTGGATCAATAGGAAATCGCGGTTTAGAAATACCAAGCTATGTTAATTTGATAGGTGTTGGGGACAGAAGCAAGACAATCCTAAAAGGAGAATTGGGAGGCGCAGCAACCTATGATCAATCAAAGTATCTGTCTACTCTAAATTATGGTGGCGTTGTTACCTTGCAAAATTTAACCATAACAGCAAAAAACATGCGATACCCTATTCATGCTGATTCTGGATCAAGTTACCACAATTGCAGATATACGATAAAAGATTGCGATATAATCCATTATGGTAACGCTGATGGTCTTTGGGCTCCTTGTCATGCGTTTGCTGCTGGACATGGTAGTGATTCTGTCATAAGAATGCAAGGAAGCAAATTTATAACATATGGTACAAATACCACACAATGCCGTGCATGGAGCATACACAATTATGCCGATTTAGCATTGCTTAGTACTATTTATATCGACGATTGCGAGTGCATAAATACTTATGGTAGTGTTTCTATTCATTTAGGATCACAAGGTAGCAATGTTGCTGATACTGTCATGATAAAAAGAACCTATGTAAATGGAACAATTGAAAACGTAGAAGAAGCAACAGGTAGCGGTGTAGGAATAGATTACACCGTACAAGGATACGGAATATATACTACATTGCAAACTTGGTGAACTTTGTAGTATGATAGACGAGCACACGGATAGCTAAAGGTCGCTCCTTTAGTGACAAGGCGGTTTTCCAGCGTTTTTCCGTGTGCTAACCTACTGGAAATTAACATACTGGGAATCGGCATAGCACCTTACGAGGTGTATTTTTTATGCCTAAAATTAAGGAGTGTTGCCAATGGATAAAGACTATCCTTATGTAACTGATCTAATCACACTAGCAACTGAAATGATCGATAAATCAGATAAAATCAATAATAGGCTAGTTAACTGCATTATAGTGCTTACAGTGGCGTTCTGCCTATGCTTTGCCGTTACCGTAATAGGATATTCGTATTTTTATTTCACGACTGACTACAATTATGGAACAAATCAAACTCAAATAAATACTACTGACAGCAGTCAAACAATAAAAGGGGGTAAATAGTAATGGCTAAACCAGTAAAACCAATTAAACCAGTAAAACCTAACAAACCAGTGAGAGGTAATTAGATGGAAATATGTCAATTACATCATGACTTAGTTAAACGAGTAGATAATCAAGACGAAGCAATTTCCGATCTTAAAGAAAAATATCACGAATTGTCAAAGCAACAGAGCAATGTAGACATTAAATTTGACTTTATAAGCAAAGCTATGCAAGACATTAAAACAGAAGTAACCAAACTCGCTGCACAACCAGCTAAACGTTGGGAATCTCTTATCAATACCGCGATAACAGTAGTGGTATCTAGTGGCATCGCTGCTGCAATTGCTTTTGCGTTTAGCAAGCATTAGGAGGTAACAAAATGTTAAACAAAATAAAAACTATTCTAGGTGGTGCGGTAGGTATCTGCACCACCTTATTCATTATCACATACCTAACAGCATGGTTTTGCAATGCCCTCTACGCTTCCAAATTCGACCTAGGAGCGTTGCAAAACATGTACTTGACTATTATAGTACCTATCATATTAAAACACGGCACAGACTCAGTTTTTAATAGTGGAAAAGGAGAGCAACCAAAATGAAAGTAACAGTTAATGCCGGGCACTACCCAGGATTAGACTCCGGAGCCGTCGGACAAACAGGATTACAAGAGGCAATTGTAGCAACCGATATTGCGCAAAAGGTATGTGAATACCTAACAGCCGTAGGATATGAAGTCCTATTTGTACAAGAAAACGAGCTATACCAGATTACCAATGCATCAAATAGATTTGGTGCTGATTTATTTATATCCATCCATTGCAATGCAGCAAGTAATGAATCTGCTCAAGGTTCCGAAACCTGGTTTAATAATGGTTCCGCAAAAGGCAGAGAACTAGCAACTTGCATTCAAGATCAAATTGTCAATTCTGTTAAATATCCCAATGGTGAAAACATTGTTGATAGGGGTATTAAAAATGCAACGCCAGGAGTTAACGGTTTGTATGTTCTTAGTAATACAGATTGCCCTGCAATTTTGATCGAGACGGCTTTTATTTCTAACGTTGAAGATGAATGTATGCTTGCCGACGAAAAACAGCGTGACGAGCTTTCTAAGGCGATATCAAGGGGTGTTACAGATTATGTTGGACGATAAATTAAATCAAGCAAAGGAGTTTATAAATGCAAATAAGAAAAATATTATCATTGGCATTGTGTTGCTTGTTGTTTGTGTCATTTGTTGGGACGTGTTCAGCCCAGTCGTACCAAATGGAGGAACAACAGCGGGAGAGGTTACAAACAATATTCAATCAACTAGAAATGAACTTACAGGAGCAGGACAAGCAGTTGAAAATAGCCAACGAATCACTAGCGAAATCAGAAGAACAAATCAAAATATCGAACAATCAAATAAATCTATTAGACAATCAATTGAAAGTAGCCAATCAATCAATAAATCAAGCCACGATCTCATTAGAGAAGGTCAACAAATCCTTTCAAACTTACCAAGAACAGACGAAAAGTGAGATAAGGAAACTTAGGCTGCAAAGGGATCTTACTATACTTGGAATCGTTGCTATTCTCGTTAAAAAATAGTATAATTATATGTATAGGGATAGCCGTGGAGTAATTAACCACCGCGAAAAGAGACTTCGCACTCCTTCCCTTGTACATACAATTTAATATGCGAAGAAAATAACTACTAATGCGAAGGGGTGGTTTTTGTTATGGGTAAAATTGTTGACATTACAGGTAAAAGGTTTGGTAGAATAGTTGTTTTATCTTTTAGCCATATTAATAATAGAAAAGCTTTTTGGAATTGCAAATGCGATTGCGGTAATATTAAAATAATATTTGGTAGTAGCTTAAAAAATGGCGAAACTAAAAGTTGCGGTTGTTTGCAAAAAGAAGTTACTAAAAATAGATTTACCAAACACGGACTTAGGCATAATCCAATACATAAAGTTTGGAGTGGCATGGTTCAAAGGTGCACTAATAAAAATGTTCCTCATTATAGTTATTACGGAGGAAGAGGAATAACAGTATGCGACGAATGGTTAACAGTTGAAGGGTTTTATAAAGACATGGGTGAAAGGCCTAAAGGTACAACTCTTGATAGGATCAATAATGAATTAGGATATTTTAAGGACAATTGTAGGTGGGTTACGTCAGAAGAGCAAAGCAATAACAAGAGAAGTAGTGTAAAAATAACATATAAAGGGAAAACTCAAACATTGTCACAATGGGCTAAAGAATATAATATGAAAAGAGAAACACTATATGGGAGAGTAACTCTTGCAAAGTGGTCTATTGAAAAAGCAATTACAACTCCAGTAAGACATTCTAAATAATAACTTATAAATAAAATTAGCCTCTACCGTAATTGGTGGAGGCTTTTTGTTTCTAAACTGACCTTATATACATATTCCTTCTATACGCTTTCCACATCCATGTATTACCGCAATTTACACATTTGCAGTTTACTTCTTCTACATCGTGAGACAGCGGAGTTGACACTTTAAATTCATCAATATTTTCATTATATATTACTGGTATAAAAGAAATGTTTGCTGTCATTTCAATATCTTTAGAATTAGCTTTGCATTTTGGACATGTTATTTTCATTATTTATCCCTCCACTATTAATTTAATTATTAGTATTACCAAAATTAAATAAAAAACCCGCCTTGCTCTCATTTGAGTGAGGCGGGTTTTTCTATTTGTGGATAACTATATAGTTTTTGCGTAATTGTGTTAAAATATGCAAATTTTTCTTGCAAATTGCACAATAATTTGATATAATCTTATAAACGAAACATACCTGCAAGCAATTAAGCCTACAGGTACATAACGGAATTATAACTGTAATCAGCAGTTTTTAATTCTTCTCGCTAATCTCTCGAACAGATTGAGCAAGAACTTGAACATATAATACCATATTTGCGGTATATAGTGCAAGTATTTTTGTAAAATTTATATTTGAGAATTAGCGGGACATAACGTTAAACGTTAATGTCCTTTTTATATTGGATTTTTAACGTTCGGATAGACGGTAACACAACGTCTAGGCTACCGAATACAGCCGATAAACACTGAAACCTGCGTTAGCAAGTGGGACAAACTGATACCTGCCAAGAGGGGTATACTTTCCTTTGGGGAAAGAGCAACTACTGCGGTAGATAAGTACGCTAAGTACGCCACAACCAGTTTAAATGTCCTGTAGCATCCATGTGAGATTGGTTGTGTTTCAACATAGGTTTAATCACCTTCTGTCATGGCAGAAAAGAATTGGGCAATTGATTATAACTAATCAATGGATACCTATGTCTGAAAAGACGTGACTAAATACATAGTGCCAGAGGGCATGGTGATGGCTATACTGTGTTAAAACTACAGGTGCATATGATACCAAGTTATACTGATGCAGTCACACTTGCCTGCTTCCCTAACAGGGATTTAGGCAAGTTATGCTCGAAAACCAGTGACCTGATGTATAATATCCTAGATCGTAAGTCAACACTTATTATTGACAATCTATCAATTAACAACATATAATTACCATAAAATGTTAAGAAATGGGTGATATTATGACTAAGAATGAAAAAAGACAATCATTTATGTTGAATGTGATGAATCTCCCCGGGATAGAAAAAGCAATTGGACTGGCTATATACAACCAAGGGATTGAAGTAATAAAAGCAGAAGGATTAGAAGATAAACTTGTAAAATGGAATAATGTTAAAATAGTTAATGAATAAACATCGCTCCAAGCCTGTACAGCCTAACCGCTAGTGCAGGCTTATTTTTATTTGCAGGAGATTTTGAATTCTTTGGCGAATGCATTTGAAATTAATATAGAATACATTTTCAACTAATTTTAAATGTATTTAAAAGGAGTGCGTAAAATGATTATTAATGTGGCACATGAAAAAGGAGGAGTAGGTAAAAGCACAATAGCAATCAATCTTGGTATTAGTTTAAAGGCTGACATTCTCGACCTTGATAATCTAAATTCTGTTGTATTATTTAATAAGATAAGAAAATCAAAAGGACATACACCTTTAAATTGTCTTACAGTAAGCAGTGACGATGAAGCAAAAGAGATATTTAAGCAGTATCGCGATAATAAAGAAATATTAGTTGTTGACTCCGGTGGTTACGATAGCACTATTAATCGTTTAGCGATGATATGGGCAGATTTTATCATTACCCCTGTGTCTCCATCGCAAGTGGAGCTTTTCGGCTTACAGACGTTCGAAGGGACACTTAGACAGGCAAGCTTACAATTTGAGACCACTGTACAAACAAACGTTGTTATTAATAATGCCGATGCAAGAAGTCAAGGAGATATTAGAAAGTTAAAGTTATTTGTAAGGAATAACAAGAGATATTTGAATTTAATGAGTACAGTATTACATCATCGCAAGGACTACAAAACCGCCTATGCGAAAGGTGTAAGTGTTATTGAATTAGATAAAGATGGTAAGGCAGCCGATGAAATAAACGATCTTGTTCGTGAGATTAGAACATATATTTAAAATACATATTAAACTGATTAAAAAAGCATATTGAATATATTATAAATACATTTTAAAGAGGTGCAATACATGCCTAAAAATGATGATGATTTTATGAGTTTCGAAGACGTTGGTGTAAATAAAATTGATGATAACAAAAGAGAGAGTAAAGAAAAAGACTTCCTAAAAGGCGCAAATATGACACCAACAAAATCAAAGCCTAAAAATAAAGCCGGAAGAAAAAGGAAAGATGTCAAAGCTGAAATTACAAAGGTAGTATATTTTAATAACACTCAATCTATCGCTATAGATGAATACTGCAATTCAATACCTGTTCCCTTCTCAACATTGGTTAAACAGTTGCTACATAAGGAAGGTATATTAAATTAGTTTAAAACCTATTTATAACACATTTTAAACTAATTATAAATATATATTAATTGGGTAGAAATACCCTATTTTTTTACTTTACAAATCATGATAAATCATGATAAAATACTCTTAAGAGGTGATAAGGTGGAAGAAAAAGACAAAGACGTTCATATTCAGTTTATTGCACCGCAAAGCACTAGGAGGAAATTTAAAGAAGTGTGCAAGAAGCTTGGATATAGTCCGTCAGCGTGGTTGAGAGTTCAAGTAGAAAAATTAATAAAGGAGAATGAAAAGTGAGCAAACTTACTAACGAAGAAATAGAAGAAATCAAAACAACTTATAGTACTACATGGTCTTCTTTGGATAATTTAGCTAAGAAATATAATGTCAGCGTTTACGCAATAAGAAAAGTTTTAGGTAAAATTAAACCGAAAGTTAATAATTAACCACCAACCAGCCAAACAGTAAAAAGGAGAATGATGAATAATGAACAAAGAAATATTAAGACTTTTAGAATTGCTCGAAATATTAAACAAAACAGATAGTATTAGTGAAAACTTTAAATGCTTTGCAGAACAATTTGAAGAAGATGACCATGTTACAGTTGAAGAGCTTATTGAAGCTATAGAAGATGAAATGAGTTATTGGGAAGAATAATGGATTAGCCAAACAGTAGGAATAAGGAGGAAAGTATATGAAATGGATTAATGTTAATGATCGTCTTCCAGAAGAAGATCAAGAAGTTATCGTTTGTAATTTTATTGGAGAAGTTTTTATTGATAAATATATAAACGATTGGGGAACTTGGAGAATTGGCGATTTTGATATTGAGGAAATATCTCACTGGATGCCATTACCAGAAAGTCCAAATAGGGAGGATTAACATTATGAACAGTAAGAAACTATATCACTTTCTAATGAATAATGAGTGTCATTTATACAGAGAAAAAAATAGAATAGCTGCTTGGACAACTGTATATTTTGATGACCTTAATGAATTTGTAGGGATCATAGGAGAACACAATTTAGATGAAGGTGGACTTGATGTACGTTTACAAAGAAGATTCATAGCTATTGAATTAAACGACATTATAGAAAGCAATGACGAAGAACTAAGTGATTATAAAGAATGTTTTGGTGCAGAATGGAAAGAGTATTTCGAAGAAGAATAGGGAGGATGGGCAATGAAATTACCTAAACATAAGTGCGGATTGTATTTAACTCACAATAGGCATAAAGATTTTTATAAAACAGCAGAAGAAGAGATAATGGATCAACAGCTTGTTGATTGGGAAAACGAAGAAGCAAAGCAAGAAGCAAGAGATACTAATGAAATATGGACGTTGCAATGGTATCCTGAAACTCCTATAGGATCATATCACATAGCTGCTCCAACGCTTGAAAAATTATTAAAATTTGCTAAAAAGGTGGAGGATTAGCATGAATAGAGAGCAAATCCAGCAAATGGTTGATAAACTGAAACATGACTTGTACATCCGTGGAATAGACGAAAATAATTGTGCAGATACATACAATATGGTTATGAGAATAACTTATGAAAGCGTAATAAATCGTTTATTGGAGGACACACAATGAAAAGCTCATGGGAAGAAGTACAGTTAAATGAAGATAGACTTTTAAAAGAGCAAATTAGAGATGAAATTATGGCTATGGTGCCGGGTAGAGAATTGGATGCACTAGTCGCTAAAAAGGTAATGGGATGGACGTTCAGTAACTTAATTAAAAGTTGGTATCCACCTAACTTAAGACCTGAGAACAATGCGTATGGTCATAAATTACGGAATTACAGTACCGACATTGCAGCAGCGTGGGAAGTTGTTGAAAAGATGAAAGACTATAAAATATACTCGGACATACATACAGCTTCTAATTGCTATATGGTGGACGGCTATAGTGAAATTTTTGAAGATGAAATAGAACATGTAGAATGTGAAACAGCACCACACGCAATCTGTAAGGCTGCCTTGTTAGCTGTAATGGAGGTTGGGAAATGAACATACAAGAAACGATGAATGCGTATAAGCAAGGCTTTATAGACGGAAAGAAAGAGTTACAGCAAGAAAACACCCAGCTAAAATATAATCTACGATTATTACTTCAACGCATGGAAGAAATTTGCGTTGTTCCAGGTGGATATGATGGCGAAGGAAATGAATTATACGAATGTCAAATTTGCGGTGAATTAAATGGTCACAATACTAATTGCTGGCTTGCTGCTGAACTTGACAAGCTGAAAGGGGTGGAGTAGATGAAGTATAAAGATGTTTTATTTATATTGGAAAATGTCGATTTTGAGATACCGGGAAACGATCAGCAAGAAGTGATTAATTTTGTGAAGCAATCCCATGACAGGGAGCGAGTGTTAGAAAAAGAAATACAAGCGTTATTGGATGTAAAAAGGGATTTTTCTTTTGAAGCCATAACAAATAGGGATATTGCATACCTAAAGGAAAATCAACAACGAGCAGAAAAAGAATTGGAACAGGCGGATGAAAGGGAGCGAGTGTTACGTGAGGCGTTGCAGACTATATTTAATGCTACATCAAAACGCGATTACAGTACAAATGAATTTAACACTGTTCATAGGTACGCTAAAGAAGCACTGGAGGCGAGTAGATAATGGATAGTTTTGATTTAACTTGGACGGCAAATGAATTAATTGAAAGAATGATAGCAAGAGGATTAAGCACAGAAGATATGAAACTTGTTGTAAAATTAGTAAACATTAGGATAGAAGCTATGGGATATGATGAATTGGAGCGCGAATAATTATGACAGATGAACGATTGGCTGAGATTGAAGAAGAATTTTCAACTGGAATAGTTATTGATAATGTAGGAAAGGAGTTAGTATTAGAACTAATATCAGCACTCCGAGAATAGAGGGCGAAGGTTGCTGAATTAGAATCTACTAATCAATGGATGCACGGACTTATTAAGACATATCAAGCTGAAAAGGAAGAGTTACAGAAAGAAATTAATATACTAAATGATACTATTGATAATATGGTAGAGCAAAGCGAATAATTGACGGATAATCCGTCTTTCTTTTTGCCTTTCATACTTTTTTCACATTTCTACTGTATAATATTTACCCCTCCTGAATTGTCGGAATTTGTTGAAAAGTATTCAAATAGAATTCAAAGGAATTCATAGCTAGTTTGCATAATATAGGGATTATGGGTAGCAACGAGCGGAGGTATCTTCCAGTGGATTTTTGGTGATCGGAGTTTTAGATGCAATAGTACAAGTTATATGGTATAATACAAACCAAACAGATGTTCGACTAATAAACATAGGATGGTGTTGTAAATTGATGAAACTGGACGAACGAGAGAGTATAGAAAAAAATAAGATCAACTTGGAAGTTTGTAAAAACAATCCGAAGTTGATCTTATTACTGAAAGAATTGCGAAATTGTAAGATTGATATTGATTCTTTAAATGAGTTTGAAGTAAATAAGTTACTTGAATGCATATTAATTGTCAGCCGATAATTCTTTTATGATAGCCTTTCGCTTTTTAAGCGGGAGGCTTTTTATTTCGTCCAAAACCTTCTGCTCTTTAGGTGTAACTTCCTCGCTATTCGTGAAGTCCGCAATAATCTTTTGCAACAGTGTATTCATTGGTATACCGTTTGCTGCTGCTTGTTGTTGTATGATCTCATAATCAGTAGGCGTAATCCTCAAATTATAAGTTTTCAATTCTTTTGCTACTCTTTTATTTCTTGGCACAATAAACACACTCCTAATATCAAGTTG